TGGCGAGGTCAACCCGACCAGCCAGCGACGGGGAGAGTTCGCCAGCGGTGAAGGACGGCTGGATGATTTTGATGGGTTCCTGCGGCATTCATCAAACCCTTGATCGAAGAAACGATTGCCCCGCCTGTGCCCGGGTTTTACCTTCCTGCGCGTCCGCCACGCGCGCCGCCGCCAACGATTGCATGTAGAGCGTCGTCAACGCCTGCACCTTCGATGCGCTGCCGGTAATCGCCGCCGCCAAGTCCATCGCCAGCCGATATGCCAGCGTGCTCACGAACCGGTTATCAAATTTCGCCGTGTCCGTGACATCGTAAGTATAGAACAGCCCCGCGCAGGCCACGTCCGTAAACAGCGTGTGCTCCTCCCGCACCACGAAGCGCGACGTGTCGCTCTCGTTGAGCAACCCCTGCACGATGGCGGCGGGATAGGTGTCAAAGAACATACTATCCAGTAGGTCGAGTTGTAGGAACTTCATCGACGGGTCGTAGACCTTCCGGGCAGACAGGCAGTCGGTCGGAATCTGATAGGCGAACTGGTAATCCGGCACCCGGGGTTTGGCCGGAGTTGGTACTTCAGTGGGGTCGGAGAAAAACGGGGACTTCGCCAAGTGGCGGACAAACCGCATCGAGAAATTCCACGGATAGCCCCGCAGCGTCTCCTGCCGATCCATGTCCCACAACTGGGAAGCCGTCCGCGCCGCAACGGAGGCTTCCGTCATGGAGGCGATGGTTTTCTGGCCCAACCGAATCAGAGCCAGATTGACGATCTGCAACTGCGCGGCCATAAACGGCGGCTCCTTCGGTTATTTGCGCTTCGCGGGTGGTACAGGAGGCAACGGCGCGGGATTCGTCTGTTTCGTGATCGCGCTCAACGGTACTCGTTCGCCCGCCAACGCTGCACTCAACGGATCGTCCGTGTCAGCCTTCTCCGGGGTCACAACTTCCGCTCTCTTCAACCGGCGGAAATGCTTCGGCATCCTCACATCTTCATCAACGGTGACTTCCTGGTTACGCTCGAAGTACGTGTCGTAGCCCTCACCGGGCAACCGAAACGTACAAGCGGCCAAACACACATACTTCGCCTTTGCCATAACCTACCGTCCTTTCATGTGCCGAGGCTGGCGAGCATCGTGGCCCGCCAGCCTCCGCGTTACATCGCCCTACTCAGAGCGAAGATTAGTCGTGCTGCAAGATCGCGGCTTCCGCCGTGTCAACCACGGGGGTCAGGCCAGCGGTAAACGAACTCGCCGTCAAGTCCGCCGTGCCGACCGTGTAGGTCAGCTTCAAGAACCGCAGGAAGCCACGGGGCGTGACAACCGGGGTGATGCTCTGGCCCGCGGCCAACGATGCCAGCGCGAGCGTGGGCGACGTGTACAACGTCACTGGAGTCGTAAACGCCAGATCCGTCGCTGTTACTAGCTTGACGATAAGCGTTGCCGCCCCGAGTGAAGTCGCCGTAACGTTCGAGTTGACGAACAGATTTAACTGCGCGCCACCGTCGGCATCTCCGAACGTGCTACCCGCAAGAGGCGTCATGCCCAAATCCACGATGTTATTGCTATCGTATGTGGCTTGCGCCAACACGTTAGTCTGCGCCGAACTGAGGGCGAGTGCTGAATCAATAATCATTTTCTTTCTCCGTTAATCCTGGTTCGGCGGTTATTGCCCCTGCACGGCAATGATGTTGGCCTCGGTGTTGAGGAGAGCATCCACACGACGCACCGGAATGCCCGCGAAATACGCGATGTGCTCGCCGCCGTCCTTGGCCTTCTCGAAGGTCATCAAGGTATTCGGCTTCTGCGCCGCCTGAATGCGCATCATCGTGCGAACATCACGAGTGCAGTAAATCGCCACCCGTCCTTCGTTCAGGTTCCAGATGCGCTCCGTCGCCTGCGTGAGCAACGCGGACAAATCCGCCTGCGCCCCCGTATTGGCGAGCAATGCCGCCACATCGATGTTGGCGATGCGGGCAACATACCGCCAGTCGCGCACCGTGAGGCCGCAATCCCACTTGTAGTGGGTACGATACCCGACGTACTCGCCGGGGATCGGGGTCTGCGTGTCGTAGAACACCTGCGGCTGATTGTCGAAGGTGTTCATCGTCCACCCGGCCTTCGAGCCCTTCGGGTAGATGCCGTACGCCGTGTTCGCGCCCCACACGACCACCCAAATGCTCGTGTTGGCGTTGTTGCGCCCGCCCGCGTCGATCACGTTGTAGCCAGACTTGGTGTAGTCCGTCGAGATCGAGGAGAAGCGAGGAGCCAAACCCATGAACCGCTCGGGATTGGTCCGCGTGTCGCCGTAGATCACCGTGGTCGAAAGTTGCTGGCTCATGGCTTCCAGATACGCCATGTCCTCGGTCAACCGGAACTCCGCCGTGTTGCCGTTCAACTCCGCCAGCGCCTTGTCCACCTTCGAGAACCCCTCCAGCATCCCGCACGAATCCATGATCTGCGCGGTCGTGGACTTCGATTGCACGACGCCGTAATTCAACTGGCGCCATGTGGGAGTCGGCAAGCCCGTGCGGATGGTGGTTTTCTCACCCGTAATCAGGTTGCCTTCCTTCCACGTCATGTCCGCCAACATCTCGTTACGTTTCGCAACGAGCTCGACGATCTTCGCAATCCCGTCGTTGGGGTCGAGGCGCTTCGCCAAATCTTCCAACGTCAGGACGTTTGTACCAAGTGTGCTCATTCAAATCTCCAAATTAAGGCAGACCTTTGTAGATGATCTGCGCGATTGATTTTCCTGCGGTGGAGTCTCCTTCGCCGCCCTTACCGTGAACGGTCTTGTCCTCTCCAGCCAACTCTCCTGCTTTCGCCAAGAGCCGAATCAATCCGGGATGATTCCCAAGCCAGCTATTCGTCACCAACGTCGCGGTGTCTTTGTCACCTAGCGTTGATAGCGCGCGTTTGGCATTGGCAAGAATCTCCTTGTGCGCCGGGTCTTTGGTAAATTCGTCACGCCACGCTTTTTCCTGCGCGGCAAGTTGCTGCTGTCCCGCCGTCGTCGCCTTCTGTATCTGCGAGACATACTGGTTCATCAGCTTTTGGGCCGCGCCCTGCGGCAGTTTCAATTCGCGGAATATCGCATCCGCTGACTTCACGCCTTCTTCGTCCAGCTTGAAACCCTCGGGCAACTTGAACTCGTACTTATCCGGGATCTTGCCCGCGGCTTCCGCCGACTTCACCGACTCCGCGATTTTCGCGGTCCGCTCTTCCGGTTTCAGCTTCTCGAACGCGACCCGCTCCTCGGGCTTCAACGCTTCGACATACGCCGCGGTCTGTTTCGCCGTGCCGACCGCCGCTGTCTTTTCCTCCGGCTTCAGCTTGTCAAACTCCGCTCGCTGCTCCGCCGTCAACTTCCCGGCGTACTCACTGATCGACTTCTCCTGTCGCGCCGTGCCGAGCGCCGCGACCCGGGCGGCGGGATCGAGCTTGGAAAATTCCGCGCGCTTTTCCTCGGGAAGAGAACTAACGTGCGCGTCCAACTCGGTGATCGCCTGCACAACCGGATCAGCGTTCGGAGCCGAGCCATCGCCCATCAAAGTCGCTTCACTCATTCCATTTCCTCCGCTGGCGGTTTGATAGCCGCCAATTCTTCCGCTGCCCGATTCTCACTGGACATGACGAGGTACAGGTCGTTGCAGTGTTCGATGATGTCGTTGAAATAACGCAACGCATACGATCTTATCCCCGCGCTCCAGTACATTTTCGATGATTCGTCATATCGTTGGTGGAAAATACCAGCGTCCTTCAGGAAACGCCAGACAAATCTTCGACCCTCTTTCCGGGACAGAACGGACTTGAGATCGTTGATCTGCAACTGGCGAGCCAGTTGTACTTTTCGTTTCTGCTCTTCAGTGGGTTCGCTCATGCCGCCGCCGGTACGGGTGAAGGATTAAGTCGCCCCATCAACTCAGACAACGCCGTACCCGGCCCGGTGCTGGTATCCGCAAGCGTCTTAGCCCCCTGCGCCAGCATTCCCGCCTGCTGCATCTGCTGCTGTTGCTGCATCGCCTTCTGCCGTTGCTGACGAAGCGCGGACACAACCTCGGTGGAATTGAGCGTGCGCGGATCAATCCCCGTCATCTCGCCATAGAGCAACACCACAGCGTCCGAGTTGATCGAGTCAAGAACCTGCGGGCCAAACACCTGAGCAATGTTCGCGCAAAACGCCACGAACTGCTGGAGCGCCCCGGTCCCGACCATCTTCTGCGCTTGCGCGAGAATCGAGACGTACTCGATGTGCAAGGGCAGTCCGGCGATCACCTTCGGGGGTGGCGGCAAGATTCCTAATCGCTGCGCGATTGCCAGCGTGCGTTCGATGGATGGGGAGAGGAGTTCCGTCCCCAATCGTTCGATTACCGGACCGAGGATCAGCAGGACTTCCTCATGCCGCTGCGCGATCTCCACCGCGGTCACGTTGCTGCGAGTTTCGTACTGCGAGATGGCCTTGAACAAATCCACGAAGTAGGTGACATTCAGTTGCTCCTGCACACTCTCGATTTTCTTCTGCACCACGTCGAAGTAATTCTGGACTTGAAACAGCGGACGCATCCCGTTATTGCCCGGGGATAAGTCGTCCGTGAAGTTCACGCCCGCGGGGAGGGTGAAGATGTTGTCGTTCTTCATCGAAGTCGGTGCGACCAACGGGGGATCGACGGCTTTGTCCAGATTCTCCAACTGCTTCTGATTCAACTTCTGAAGCATTTTCACGTTGCCCAACGACAACATGCCCCGGCTCGTGCCATACGTCTTGCCTCCAATCACCGCCCACCGGGGACACTGCACCGGCAATTCCTCGTAGCCTTTTATCCGCAGCAGTTGCTCCGCCGAAGTGCTGCGCTCGAAATACGCGCTCCGATATTTCTTCCCCTTGCACTGGGGCACATAGTACCGGTCGTCGTTCAGTTCAATCGCCTGGATCACCTCAAACAGTGTTACAAGTTGGCTGTTCTCATACTGACTCTGCACCGCCGTGCTGCAATTCTCCTTTCCAAACTCTTCGACCATCTGCGCGGCGTTCATCCACAAGCGACGATAGAACGCCTCGATCCGAAGTTTGGAATCCAGCGCGAGCCAAAACTCCCCGCAGGTGAACGGACGGCAGCGGATGATCGTGTCGTAGTCCTCGTCGATTAACTGCGCCCACGTTCCAAATACGCCGAGTTCCGAGTAGCCTTGGTGAACGCTGCCGTAGAAATTGGAGCGGGAGAAAATCCGATAGACCAACTCCTCGACAGTGGACAGCCAGAGTTTCACCGGCAGGAAGTCGTTTAGCTCCGGCTCCTCCAGCCGCAACCGGAACCACGGACGGGATGGGCTCGTCATTCCACTTTGCATTCCCGCGGCGAATACATCCACGGCGAGAGATGCGGTGTCGTCGATAATGAAAAATCTTTTTTTGCCGCCGTCTCGTTGTTCCTCGCCAGAGAGTCCCTGCAAATTGAAACCGTGCTCGGGAAGGATGTACCGCTGCAAGTCACGCCAGTGTGGACGCCAGCGTTCCCGTTCGATGTCTAACTGTCCAAGACGTTGATTCAACCGCGCGCGAAACTCCAGTTGATCGAGGGGCTTCTTGCCGGTCGGCGTAACACCCGAGAGGATGGTATCGGGTTCTGATAATATCGTACTCATGCGCCGAGAAGTGTCTTGACGTTTGGCGTAGTAGGGTTCGTCACACCGAGGCCGCTTGTGGTCAAAGTTCCACTCATGTTTGCCATCGCCAGCGCCCTCGCTTTCTCTTCCGCCTGCGCGTTCGCTACGTCAGCGTTCACGTCCTTAAACGGCGCTGGCGGGGGCGGCGGTGCCTTGGGTGCTCCGGGTCCGAAACCCATCACAACCCCCTATGGAAGTACATCGTAAGCGTTGTTTGCCGTGACTGGTTTGGCCGGTGGCAACTGTTCATGCCAATCGCTATACCCCGAACGCCCCGAAGATGCAAGCGGGAAAGTTACGCCCAACTCCGGCATCTCCAGCCGCGCCGCGCAATCGAGCATGTCATCGTGCGCACCGACCGGGAAGCAGAGAAACTCGTCGTCGCGGAATTGCTGAATAAAATCGTACGTGCGACCGTCATACCCGCGCTTCAGCAAGCGGCGAGGGAGCCACATCCGCGCGCTCTCCCACTTCGGAATCATGGATTTAATCCGGTCCGGCTTCGGCGTGTTCCCGGCCAACTCCACAAGGCCGAACCGATACTGCTGCTGCTCCTGCACGTAGCGGATATGCTGCACGTCCGCCTGCATGGAATACTGCTCGTAGCCAACCTTGCGCGGGCGATACTGACGATGCAACTGGAACAGCCGGTCCGTCCGCTCCGTGAGATTCAACCGGTCACGGAGTGCGTCGAGCAGATACAAATTTTGATCCGCCGCCGCCCCCCACACTTCGATCACCGTGTAATCGTTGTTTTTCTTCTTCGCGTTCGCCGGGTCGCAGACGATGTAGACGTTCATCTGCCGGTAGTCGAGTTTCCCGTCGTAGTAGTTCAGCCACTCTTCCTTGAACTTTTGCGCTTCGTCGGCCAGCGGGTTGAGCAACATCTGCGAGGCGAATGTGTATGGACCCATTTGCGCGCGCTTCAACTGCAACTGTTCCTTCGTCAGAAATACTGGCTCCCCGTCCGGCGTCCCGTCCGCCGTCGCCGGGTGCTTTCGCACTTTCACTCCGCCTCGTTCCGCGATCTCCCGGTACGTTTCTCTAAAGTGGTAGATAGTCCCTGCGTACCGCTGCTTCGCATCCCGTCGCCCGAGGTTCAGCGACAACTCCCACGCCTGCGTCGTTTTGAAAATCTGGTCCGGCGTGGACACGGATTCATTCGTAACTACATCGTCGTAGAGGAGGATTACGAAATGCCGGGAAGTCGGCTGTCCGTCCACCAGTCCCCACGCCTCGACGGTGTTCTCCACCGGATTTGATTTCCGTTTTACGGTGATGCCGTTGTCGAGCGACCACGACAGAGACTCACGCTGCGGATCGGTGTAAAGAATCTCCGGAAACAGTGATTGCAGGAAGGTGTTGTTCTCCAATTCCGTTTTGATCTGCTTGAGGAAGCCTTTCGCAATCGGACGAGTGTGACTGAAGATCCCGATGGTCACCTCGGGATCTAGGAGGATGGATTGGATCGTCAGGGCGAAAGTGATGATGGTTGACTTGTAGTGCTCGCGCGCCCACAAATCGAGATGCCCGTTTGGATTGAACTCGACTTCCCGGCAGCGCGCATACGCCCAGTCGTTGTCGGCGTCTACTCGCTTGCACGCGACGGTGAGGAGGAAGAACAAGTCGTGGAGGCAGAGATGCCGCAGCGCCTTCCCGTCCTTCTCCGCCATCGTCTGCTCGTACAGGAGGTTCGCTTCAGTGCGGGGGAGGGTATGCCAGGAGGGTTGCATTCAATTCCACTGAAACCAAAAGCGGTTTACGCCGTGCTCGACATAACCCTTGTAATCCACAAAATCCCACACCAACGTAGACACGCCGACTTCATCCACGATCGCGTCCATCCACAACCAAACGCTGTTCTTTTTCATCCGAGAATTTCGTCCTCGATTTTCGTAGTTACCCGTCGTTCCCGCAGCCGTCGCACGCGATCCTCCAACTCCGCCACCGGCATCTCCGCGCCGAGATTCATACTCACCGTCAGCAGCGGCCCGCCGTCCGCGCCGGTCACGATCCGCCGTTCCACGAAGTCCCCGGACATCCGCCCGAGAATCTCCACCGCTTGCATCCGGTCGCGCATCTTTTGCTTCTCGTCAAACATGAATTTCGTCAACAACTCCTCGCGGTCCACCCGACTCGCCACGGTGCGGTACAACACCGGCCACTTACATCCCCGCTTCCGCAGTTCGTCGCGGATTTTCAGATCGCGGAGCCAGGCGCGGCATTGGTCGGGCGTCGTCCCCACGGCTTCGGCGGTTTCGTAGAGATCGCCCTGGAACAGCCGGAGAAAGCGGGCGAGGGCTCCGCGAGGAAGCTTGCGCGTGATGGGTTCGAGAGCCGTGACCATGGAGAGGATGTAGCACGGGGGAGGAGGTTAGGCAAGCATCTCCTGCTCCGGCGTTCGCGGATTTTCCAACCGCCACGCGTAATCCAGCAGCAGCAGCGCGTCCGCGGTTTCAAGCGTGACCTTGATTCCCGGGAACCGGCGCTCCGCCTCGGATTTTAATTTATTCTTCCAAGCCGTCTTGCATCTCGCGGCAGCACTGCGATACGCCTTCTCCTGAGCGGGTGTCGGCTTGCGTGGCAGCGGAGTCTCCGGTTTCGTGCGGTGTCCGAGCCCGAGCGCCTTCTGCCATTGCTGAGGGGTGACGAGGACGATGCGGACTCCGAGCGTTTCGAGAATTGCTTCGGGCATCTCGACGTTGCGACCGAACTGGAATTGGTGGCCTTGCCCGCCCGGGTTGTAGCCGTTGACTTTTTCGATGTAGGCGGTGGTCACGGGGCAGAGGAGGGACTTGAACAACTCGATCAGATCTCCACGAGTCTTGGGCATCGGGGCGGCGTCACATTCGGCGGAGCACCACGCGATGCCGCCAGAACTTCCGGGGTCGATTGAAATAACCATGCGTGCAGACTACGGCACCGGTAGAAAGGTGTCAAACAAAATTTCACGGGGAGCGAAAAATTTTTGTCGGGGGTGATTTTGGGTTCGGACGCTTCCGCCATCGTCGGCCCCAGTACGACCCCGGAGGGAGGAAGGGCGTGTCGCGTCGCCCAAAGCGACGGGCGACAGCCCTCCCCCGTAGGGGGAGAGGTGGTGACGAGGTTGAAAAATAGTTGTAAATGCTTCTGCGCCAGCGGGGTTATCGCGCCAGTTTTCTCACACATATCGAAAAAGATTATATAAAGGGTAGAAAATTTGGAATAGACGGAAATTTGAAAAACGGAAGTGAAGATTAGTCAATACTGTATTGGAGGAGCGGTATACTTTGTGATGGTATCTACCACCGACTGCTCTATTCCCGCCCGTTGATAGTGAGGCTCTTTTGGGCTACCCATACCCATCCGCCGGCGCATGAAAGTGTCAACCTTACCAAAAGCTTACCGAAAGCTCGCCGCGACGAGCTTCCTGATTTGCAACATGATCCATAAGCTCGATACATATATTATGTCATTATCGATAAGCTTTCACCTCGTCAAAGTGGTCTGAGGCCGTATCCTGGGGTTTGCAATGTGGAATTGAATAATCTGTTATTCTGCTTAGGCGCGCCTAAGATGCGTTATGTCTAATGTTGTAAATGATTGTGTAGCAACAAGTTACAGAAGTTAATAAGTCACATAGTACTACGCCGCAACGAGTTACACACTATTTCATTCTCCGCGCCTATATTGGCATATTCAAAGCTACTAACATACTGCGCGCCAAGGCCAAACTATTTCACAACAATCGAAAATAAGTCTTGCAATGCGCGCGTGGATAGACGATACTAGCGACAGATCGAAACACTAACCAGGAGGATAAAGACATGCGAACTGTAAACATCGGACAAGCATGGGTGAAGCACTGGGAACCCAAAGCGCCCAGCGTTGCCGATATCGCGCGCCTGTTAGTTAGCCTTAAGGCTGACATAGACGATGATTTCCGATGTTCCGATGATCCAGACGATGATAAGCCAGGGATGCAGGTCACCATTGGCGCCGATGATAACGGCACATGGAACTACCAGACGGGTGATACTCAATTCACTGGCGGCGCTTACGGGCATAAGCACTGGGGAATTGCCTATCTATATCGGAATAGTAACTGCCGCGAATTGGCGCGCGGAGTAGTAGAAGAAATCAAAGATAGCCAAGCGGAGGCGCGCGCGGAGGACCGATACTAGCGGCACAGTGAAACACAACCAGGTGGGAAAGTGGGCGGAGGGGGAGAGGGACCACTTGAGTATGCTGGAGTATGAGGTTAGCGAAACGCCGGATTTAATCCGGGAGTAAAACCAACAGCCAACAGGGGAGAGACATGCGATGACATATAAAGAATTGGTAGCAATCCTGGGAAACCGGGACCGTAAGAAGCTCGAAAATAATACCTACGCTGAAAGACGCGAGCCGAAGGCGATAGCGGTCCGCTTGCACGACACGGATATTCTCACGTTCACGCCGCGCGCGATAGTAGCGTCAACTGGCGGATGGAATACGCTGACGACACGAGATCGGTTGAATCGATACTTGCCAAGTCAATTCTATGTTAGCACTTGCTCAAGTATCCTATATTGGCACGAGCTAGGGATCATGTCAGCGGTCCCGTTCACTGACGGCGACAGGCTAGCGCCAATCAGCGGGACCGATGGCGGATGGCAGCTACGCGCACAGCGCAAGACCGCTACCGCGGCCTTGAAACTGCGAAAACAGATCAAAGCTTACGCTGCAAAATGCGCGGCGGCCTTGCCGTTGCCAGAGCCGGGCGGCGGCGACTGCTTCTACTGCCAGATGATAGTATCATCGCCGGAAGCTGACAAAGGCAAGCCCCTGGGAGACGCGACGAAAAACACGGATCACATCCGCGAACACCTGCGGGAAGGGTACGTTGTCCCTTCGCTGGTTTATCATGCGCTGGTTGAACGCGGCGAGGGTCCGATCATCCTAAGTGCTGCTTTCGGCAAGCTGGGTTCTGATATGTGGTTGGACCTCGCCCGGCGGGACGTACGCAAGGCAGTGGAGAAATATGTTAGCCTTCGCTTGGCGGGGGCGGTACCGGCAGCATGGCGTCCCGGTTTTGCGGTCCGTTAGCAGCTACGTACACCGGGATTCGCGCGGAGGGAGCGGATCCTGGCAACGTGGAAACTAACACCACGGGAAAGCAGGATAGAGACATGCGAGACATATTGGCAACACAGGGACGGCTTACCGTCCGGCTAGAGCAGGACACTTACGAGGAGCAACCGGAAGGCGACAGTAGCGCTTTTCTCTGTGCCTGGCATAATAGGGAATTCTACGTAGCGCCGCCGGGTGTCAAAGGTCACTTCGATCCGCAAGCGGTAATTGACCAGTACAAGGGCACGCATTGGATATTCCCACTAGACGCCTACATTCACAGTGGCGTAAGTCTGGCGTTAGCCGGTGAGGGCGGTCATTGGCCGGATCAGCAATGGGACGTATCGCGCAACCTTGGTGCGATATTCTGTGCCAAGAAGGAATGGCGAATGCGCAAGAAGGCGGAGAAGTACGCGCGCGCCGTAGTGGAAGAGTGGAATCAGTACCTCAGCGGGGACGTGTGGGGTTACATAGTGGAGGATCAAGACGGCGAGACGCTAGAATCCGTGTGGGGATTCTACGGTAGTGAATACGCGGAAAAAGAGGCGCGCGCGGCGCTGGCGTATCAGGCGGAGCAGTGCGATAAGATACCAACACTGGTAGCACTGAAATAACGTCCCCAAGCAGTGCGGCGACGCGCCTCCGTTTAATCGCATGGGCGGGGGCGCGCGCCTGGGGGCGGACGTGGACATGCGGAGTGATAGAGGAAGGCGGCGAAAATATGACATCTGAAAAACTAGAGGCGCGCAAGAAAGAGCGAGCAGCACGGAAAGAGGCGGCGCGAATTGAGGCGGAACGCAATCAGAAGCCGGTAAAGCAAATCACCATCACAATCGAATGGGTACGCTCCCGGACTTGGGGACACAACCCACACGCGGAGGCGCAG